ATGATTTTGGGATGTTAATGTAGAAGTCTAACTTGGCATAGACAAGGCTTTCTATAGGTTTGAAATTAACATTAGTTAAAGCCATCTCCATGTCTTTTCTAAATTCAGTATATTTCTTTGGGTAGTAGGTTGACCATCTTGTTACTCTTGGTCTTGATGCTGGAACAGGGTTTACATAAAAAGTTCTTTTCATAATCACTCTGGCGGGACTCCTCCATATAGTTTGTCTGTATATTCTTTTAGTTTTTCATAATGATTATCAGTAGATGGATTTATTGGCTCATCTTTAAATTCATAAATCAATTCATTCACCATAGTTTGTGTGCTTTCCAAAAGAGTTTTAATCCCTTCTAGTTTCTCTTTACATTGTTTATCTGTATGCATTTTCATTATCATTATTATACACTAATAATCATACCATATCATTTTAGCAGTATCTTGTTCAGGAACCCATTGTTGTGCGTCTGGGTTCCACCAAAAGTTATATAACCCTTCCCACTCTCCATTACGTTGCTTTAAACAATAGATAAAGCCGTCTGGGTCTTCTGAATCACAAGGTTCGTTGTTGATAACAGCATCGTATTTCTCTGCATTTCTATGAACAATTAAAACATTATCAGCAAGGTCTGTTATTTCTCCCGCACCTTTGATTGAGAATTTGTCAGGTGTATAGTTCTTTGCTTCTCCATGTGGTTTTCTCATGTGATTAACTAAATGAATATGAACCTTATAATGTTTAGCTGTCCAACATAACGCATCTACAAATCTTTTTTGTGCTTCGTTATTATCTTGATTAACACCACACTTAACAAGAGAGTCTATCATAATATGTTTGATACCCTTCTTTTCAGCAGCCCAATGTATCATGCCTATAATTTTGTCTGACTCTATTGAGCCTGTTTGGTCATACACCCACAGGTTAAAATCAGTTCTATCTTTAAATATTTCAGCAAACTCTTGGTCGGGTTTTGAGCCACCATAACCCTGTCGGAGCATCCTTGCTATTGTTTGTTTAGGACTCATCTCCATTGATGCTATCAATACTGATGTATGTTTTATCAGCCAAAGAGCTGTCTGTCCCATAACTAAAGACTTACCATTACCGTTTACACCAGCCCATATTGTTAATTCCCCCTCTCTAAACCTAAAAGTATCGTGCGTTTTAATCCAAGGTAAGGTATCACCTACGTTAGATATTCCATTCTCTAACATATCCATAGCCTCGTCTACAAAATCCGAGGCTGGTCTTATGCTTTGTCTTTGTGTTTGAGCAATATAATCTCTAAAGTCTTCGTCTTTTATTATGTTCATAGCTTTACCTTTGTTTTATTTTATTAGTTCTATACTCTCCTACCTTACGATAGGTTAGAATGTGTGACCTAGCTTTTATTCTTTGGTCTTCAGTTAATGACAAAGCGTATTCTTTTAGTTTTGCTTGTGTGTCTTTAGTATCTAATCGTACACAGTTAGCGTTGATTTCTCCTTGTGTCATATCCCATTCATCCATATTTTCTTGGTTGTGTTTGTCGGTTTCTCATCTTCCCATCTCTCACCATTAATATATGTTGTTGGGTGTGGTATGTATTTTTTATCTGTATCTTTAAATCTAGTTTCTATATCATTAACTGCTGAATGTTGTTGTGTCTTTGTAAGATTGTTAAACGATATAGATGCTTTCTTTTTATTAACTTTGTTTGGGTATTGCTCCCAAAACTTGTCGAATAAAGTATTAGTAGTAAGTATATTAGTATTAGTAGGGGGAACATTACTAGTAACATTAGGGGTAATGTTACCTATGAGGTTACTTATACTTAACACATTGTTATTACTAGGATTTTCTAACTGTTTGATGTACTCATCTATTGCTGATGGCAAGACTAGGAATACATCTCTATCTATTTCAATAATTCTTGTTATAGGTTTCTTGTCTACATAACCAAAATACAAACTAACTTTATACTTGATGATGGTTCTATTATTTGTTATAGTCTGTATTACAGACGCACCAGTAAAGTTGTCGCAAGTAAATTCTGTTTTGTTTATAAGTGCCTCTATTAATTCAATGTTGTTTATGAGGGGTTTCTTCATAATCATCTCCCTATCCTACGATTAACAGACTGCTCTACTAACCATAGGACTTTTATTTTAAGATTTGCTGTAATACAATCAACCATTAAATACAAGATGTCTTTGTTAGGTAATAAATCACCAGCCCAAAATGTACCTATGCGTGTACTGTTTTTTAGAATGTCTTTATATATTTGTTTGTTGCGTGTGAAGTAAAAATCTTCTTCTCTTAAGTCATTAATAATTCCATCACAACAATTATTGTTTAACAAGAAAGCTCCAAGAACATCATTCTCTGTTTGCTCTTGGACTTCTTTTTCACGACCACGCATAAATATTAAAAGGGTAAGTCTTCTTCTTCTTTAGATTTACTTTCAGAAGTTTTAATCTCACCAACACTATCTTCTTTTCTTTTAATAGAAAATTTCAGCAGAGGTGCTTTTGGGTTTGCGTCTTCTCCTCTCTTCCAAGCACTTACCCAATACTCAACACCATCTACATTTAAATCACCTCTAAAATGTGGGTGTGAATCTGTTTCTCTTTTGTCATTTCTCCAAACTTGTCCACGATTTGTGTTATCAAATTCTGCCATAATAAACTCCTTGTTTTTTATTTTTTTTAAGATTTGTTAATCTTTTGTTAGCCTTATTAATCTGCTTTAATGCTTCATAATTTCTAGGCACACGAGAAAGTTCTATTCTTCTTAATGTATCAAGAGCAATATAGCTTTCTCCCCTTTTCACAATACAACCAAACAAAGCTGTGTTGTCCTCTGTAGGGTTATCTCTCATATAGCATAAACACCAATGAGGATTACCCGATTTTATTATTAAGTTTCTTTTTGTGCTTTTTTCCATATTACCCCCGAATTAGTTTAGGGTTACTTACGGCAACCAGTCGTGTCTTTCTTAACCTTACGATAAGTAGAGGGAGAGGAAGGATAAATGTAATCCTTACACTGCTTACCGAATAACATTGGCGACAAACCCTGTTAATCTATGTACCAAATAATTGAGCGTGATAGTCTTGCACTTGTATAAGACTATTATCTTCTGCTTCCTCATATACTTGTGTTGCTAACTCCATATCTCCACTAGCCTTGGCTTTATCAAGTTGCTCTTTCATTCGTAAAACTTTATTACTAGATTGCTTTGATGGTGATGTTGACTTCTTGAATGACTCACTCTCATCTTCACCAAAGACACCTAACTGATAGTAACCAGTAAGTTTAAGAACAGCCCTTGACATTGCTCTCTTCTCTGCCATCTCCATTACATACCAAGAGTTACAGTTACCGTCCTTGTAGGTCTTACCTTTAAGTGCTGAACCAAATGTTTGTACATTTGTGCCATTATGACTTGCCGTTGCTTTAACTACACAGTATTGTGGCTCACAATTTACAACGTCAAAGACTAAACTTATATTAGATTTAGCTTGTATCTTATCTATACCGGCTCTAGTAATAATAGTATAGTGGTCGTGTTTAAATATATCTTCTTTCTCTAACTCGTGTTCTTGATATAAAGCATTTAATATTTCTCTCTTTGTTGACATATGTTTCTCCTGTTGTTTGATGTATTTATTATACACCAGTTCTATACTTATTGTTTAATGTTATTTAATATATTAATTATTTTGTCTATCGCTTTTTGTTCTTTCTCTTTTGAGAATTTATGGGCTTTGTATATTCGATTTATTCTCCCCCAATATTTATCTGTTGTTTTTATAAAAGGATTACCCGTAGAAGATAAGATGTTGTTAGTATTTTCTATCCATTTGGAATCTATCTCATTATTAGCAAGTGCTTTTAATAAAAGTTTGCGATGTTTTTTTCCTTGTGCAACAATATGCAAATGTTTTTTCTTATAATATTCTTCTCTAGTTTTTCTTTTTTTTATAGTTTTAGTTAAGTCTTCAGGGTTTTTTCTTTTATCGTGTATCTCACGAAGATGTTTTTGTTGTTGTCGGTCAGAGCCTAATCGATGATGACCTAATGTAAATACTTTCATTAGCCCATCCTCCATAAATTAAACGCAACCCACAGTATTAGTATTGCTATTATTAGTTCTTCCATTATTCTCTCTCTTGATTAAGTAGTTTATTTTGAGCTACGTTATTAAGCTCATCGTTTCCTAAATCAAACTGTATCTTTCTCCACATACTAATCTCCATGATAGGTGTTCTTCCTTTGTCTAATCTCAAAGAAGTTGTTATGTTGAGGGAAATCATGCATAAACTTTCTAGCATAATGTGAAATCCAACCGTCATCAATCTTATAATCTACCCCACCCGATACCATAGTTTCCCATCTTACTCTGTGGAAAATTGCTTTTGCTGAATAATACTTTTTATGTTGTGTTGCTATTTTTGCAAACATAATAAAAGATTTATACACTTCAGGGTGTTGTTCGTTGTATAGATTGAAATTTTCTTTAGTCCATTTACCATGCATAACCTACCTCCTCTTGGTATTATTTCCATCTTTGGTTACAAAATTAATAATGCTCTCTTCTATTTCAGGTGGTGTTGTTAAGTACACCATCATCAAAAAGAAAATAACAATCCCTACTATGATTAGTTCTATCATCTTAACCACCCTTGTATGTGTGTTATATATGGTACTAATCCAAAGGCAACCCCCAATATAAAGTAGTTCCTCTTTGTATGTGGTACTTTAAATCTTTGGATAGACAGGTTTTGTTTACGAGTCCTAGGGTATTGTTTCCTGACTGCCCACCCTTTAGTCCAAAGCCAGTAGTTAATTGTTCTGTTAATTCTCCAGTTCATTTTTATTTCTCCTCGTTATAATGAATCTCAAACTCTGTTGGAACATATCGTTCATAACCTTTTAAAACTTTATCTTGTAGAATTTGTTCTGCTTCTTCTTTAGTTTCGGCTTCAACCTCTTCGATTGATGAGTGCCAATCTAACCAAAAACTAAATGTTTTCTTTTCTTTTGTAGATGTTCTTTCTTCATACTCAAGCAATGTTTCACCAGTAGTACAAGAAGTATATTCTCTTGTTAAAGTTTCCTTGAAATAATCTCTGCCGTCGTCGGTGTGCATATACATATAGTTACCTGCATAGTTATCGTCTGTTGGTATGTCAGAAAATAATCCTATATTGATAGCGTTGATAAATGCAAGTTCTGAATTTGTTTCTAAATTTTTCATTTCTATTTCTCCTTGTTATTACTTTTATAAATATTCCTCTAATCCTATACAATCGCTAGGGCTACCTTCACATTCATATGCTGGTGGCGAGTCACCAGTGCCATAAGGGTCTTTAGTTTCTTTACAGCAGTCACATTCTTCACAGCATGTAAAGTCCTCAAAGACCTGATACATTAACTCTTCTAAATAAATGCCACGAGCTTCTTCTGGTGTTGAGCTCATAATGTTTTCTCCCATTCTGTATAGAAATCTTTAAACTCTTGCGTCTTCATATAGTCTTTAGCAAATAACATTAACTCTTCTGTAGTTGGGTAAGGTTCTCTCGCCCCAATATCTGCCCTCATTTGTTCAGTCAATATATTGTTGTGAGCAATCTCTATTGAAGTCTGCTCTTTGTCTTTGCCGTATTGGTTTAAGTCCGGCTCTTGGTCTTGAGCGTGTAATGTATCTAGTGTATTAGTTAAAACATTAGCTAGTTCATTGTATGTCATTTTTATTTACTCCGTTTTTTATTTAAGGTAAGTACATTATCGCATAGTAATAAAAAGTATATAACATTATTTAAAAAGAAATCATATTGTGAATAAACCGTTTCATATTATGAAGTTGCAGTCCTGTCATAAAGTTTAAGAGCAATGAAAAAGCCAGTCGAACCAGTATAGGTATGGACGGAATAGGGACGTTTTTCCCCTAGTAAGAATAGTAGTTGCAGAGGTTTAATAAAAAACCATCACCAAAAAAGGGTTTGATATAAAAAATTATGTGTTTCTTAATAGGAAAATTTATTTCTTCAAACTACCAATTCAACGAACTAATTTTATTGATGGCATTGTATAGGTTAAAAATAAAGGGTGTAGAATAGGCAGTTAGATACCTTAAAATTGATGTTCATATTATGAACCGGTTTATTTATATTATGATTTTGTTTAGTTGATTATGTAAATGAGTGTATAAAAGGTGTATATATAATATATAATGTACTCATGGACATAGGGAAAACCATATAAAAAAACCCAACAACGGAGAAAAAAAAATGACTGACAAGAACAAAGACAAAAACCTAGACAACGATAATCTTAAAGCTGATATACATCACTTCACAAAGGTTGATGAAATGGGCTTTGATGAATTTATAGTGGTTTATGTTCTGAAAGCAGAATACCCAAACGGAAGTCAATACGCTATCGGCGTATATTCAAGGGGCGATTATGAAAAAATGAACGCTCAAGCAAAGCGACACACCGAGAGGACAGGACACCGCACTTGGGATATGGAAAGCACTATTAGAATAGGAAGTTAATTTTAACGGGGGCGAAAAGCCCCCACAACGGAGATAAAATTATGGTAGTAGAATTAGATACAGGACTAACAGCAACACAGGCAAACAGTTTTCGTAAATGGTTTGATAAAAATATCGGTACTGAATACGAATACGAGGTTGGAGATGATAACCTCAAACACTTTGTATTATTTGATTTGGAATATGAAGAGTTTATACAGGTTCAAAAATGGGAAACAGACAACACATAATCACAGGGGGAGAAATCCCCCACAACGGAGATAAAAATTATGGAACAATTTACAGTAGAAAATATGACAAGTTCAAAAGGCAATAAAATTGCAAACCAATTTATAATTAATTTTAAAAATGGTATGCAAGTATTTCAAAGTTATAATTCAACCATAGCAATTAAATACCATATGGGTGGTAACGACATAATACTTGATAAAAATTATTGGGATTATTCAACAACTACAGGAAAATACAGAAATATATTTTTACTTGAAACAAAAAAAGTTACGGAGCATAAAATAAAAACTGGCGAATATTTATTAGATGATTTGAATTAAAAATAACTCTCCGTAATAAAAAACTATAGCTTTTTTCCCCTCGATATTTTCGGGGGTTTTTTTTGCCTGTCGTATTTATTTATTAGATTAAAAATATGTAAAATGTTTACTACCCCTTATATATTTATTCTCACTTCTAAAGCATAAATTTGCGATAAGGTATCGCCTTGCTCTGTATAAGATGCGACATAAAGTCGCAATGTAAAGGATTCGCCTTGCTCATACCCTAGATGAATTATTAAAGAACAAATAATTCAAGCCCCAAGCCTCGTGTAAGATAACATTCGATAGGAGTAAGTAACAATAAGCCTAGAGAACAATTAAGGACTCACAATGCTTGGTGGGTAAGCGGCTCCCTAGGAGGGACCCACATACCCATGTAGAGCGTTGTAATTATATACCCGCTACACAAGAAATGAAGTTTGAGTTTAAGAGGAAAGATAAGTCATACCTAGAAGATAAATACTCTGTTCTAGTGTAGGACATAAGACATAATTGATTTTAGCTGATTTTTTTGCATTTGTCAATGTTAGATGTTATACTAATGCGTAATTTATATTGTATAATTTAAACGATGTCTGCTAAACCCAATAAAGGAAAGGGTAATCCTGCCTTATTTAAAGGAATGAAACCATTGAACCCGAATGGGAGGCCTAAAGGTTCAGTTAATAGATATACTGCGTTAGCCCGACAGATGATGTCGGAGCAAGGTGCTGCTGTAGTACAGAAGGTAATTGATAAAGCTATGGAAGGAGATGTTCATTGCATGAAGATGTGTATTGATAGAATATTACCTGTTCATAAAGCGGTTGACCCTAATAGAGCTAAACAAGACTCACAGATTATAATTAATGTTGGTGCTTCAGATGCTATAAAGGCTAGGATAGCGGCAACTTCCCCAGAAAAACTAATAAACCCTGTAACAAAATCAGACGATGAGGTTATTATAGAGGTGGGGGAGACTTTATGAGATTAACAAAAGAACAACTAAAGAAAAGGTATGTAGTCGCCTTAATGATAATCGGCCAAATGGAAGATTTAGAACCAGATGCTGTAGATATAACTATAAGTGAACTATTAGATAATGGGGATTACGAGATTGAAGAGGTAGATATAAGTGGTAAGAGTAACCTAATACATTAGATAAGTAATGGCTGAACTGAATGTAGATTTACACCCAGCACAATTAGATATATTTAATTCTGAAAAAAGATTTAAGATTGTTGCTGCGGGCAGAAGGTTTGGTAAGTCTAGATTGGCTGCTTGGATTTTATTAATAAAAGCCCTACAGTCAGAAGAGAAGGATGTTTTCTACATAGGCCCAACTTTTCAACAATCAAAAGACATTATGTGGGGAATGTTAAAAGAGCTTGGTCAGGATTTGATTTTAGCCGCCCACGAGAACACAGCAGTATTAACTTTAATCAACGGAAGAAAGATATATCTAAAAGGAAGTGACCGACCAGATACCTTAAGAGGTGTGGGACTTGCTTATGTTGTGCTAGATGAGTACGCAAGTATGAAGCCTGTCGTATGGGAGCAAATAATTAGACCAACTCTTGCCGATGTAAAAGGAGAGGCGTTATTTATAGGGACTCCAGCGGGAAAGAACCACTTTTATGATTTATACACAGACGCATTAACAAACGATAATTGGGAAGCGTGGCAATTTAACTCTACAGACAACCCATTCATACCCGCTGATGAAATAGAGGCAGCTAGAGACTCAATGTCTTCAATGGCCTTTAGACAAGAGTTTGAAGCATCCTTTGAAACCTTCTCAGGTGGTATATTTAAAGAGGAATGGTTCAAAACTAAAGAAGAACCAGAGGAAGGAAGCTATGTTATTGCTATTGACCCAGCTGGATTTGAAGCAATAGAGAAAGAAAGAAATTTAAAGCGAAGTAGATTAGACGAAACAGCTATTGCTATTGTTAAGATAGATAGAGACAAGTGGTGGGTAAAAGATATACTACACGGTAGATGGAATATTAAAGAAACCGCCAGAAAAATCTTAAAAGCTACTGTTGATAGTGAATCATCTACAGTTGGTATTGAAACCGGCTCCCTTAGAAACGCTATATTACCCTATCTTGAAGATGAAATGAGAACAGAGGGAAAATACTTCTCTACTGTGGAGATGAGGCATGGTGGTAAGAAAAAAACCGAGCGAATTACTTGGTCTTTACAAGGAAGAATGGAACATGGGCAAATTTCTTTTAATGAAGATAGAGATTGGAAGCCTTTTGTCTCACAGCTCATTGATTTTCCTAATAGGTTGTCACATGACGACATGCTCGATGCTCTTGCCTATATCGACCAAGTAAGTGTGGCTGATTTCGCCCACAGTATTGAACTAAATGAAGACTGGGAACCTGATGATGTGGTGGCTGGCTACTAATTTTAATAAAAAAATCAATAATAGTTGACATATATTTTTTTTGTATGATATAATCCAAAAAAACCGAGGGAAATCAAACACTTATGTTCGATAGTAAAGAGACAAAGTACCAAGCATTAGCCTCATGGTTGACCTATCGCTTAGATGGGTGGCGTTCTCACAGAGATATGAACCATGTCCAGAAATGGGATGAGTATTATAGACTTTGGAGAGGTATTTGGGCGGATTCAGATAAATTACGCAAGGCTGAGAAGTCAAGAATTATATCTCCAGCTCTTCAACAAGCTGTAGAAGCAAGTGTTGCTGAGATGGAAGAGGCTAGCTTCGGAAGAGGTAAATGGTTTGATATTCAAGATGATATGTTGGACCAAGACCCTTCAGACGCAGAGTTTGTACGCAACCTACTCCAAGAAGACTTAGAAAAGACTGGCGTAAAAGATGCTATTTGTGAGATTTTCCTTAATGGTGCTATATACGGTACTGGTATTGGAAAAATTGTAGTCGAGCAGAACATAGAACGCTCTCCAACAGAGCAACCTGTAGAGGGTACTATGACTACTACTAGGACATTAACTGAATATCCGGTTATAGATGTCAAAGTAGAACCTATTTCCCCTAAAGAATTTCTAATTGACCCTTCAGCTAACACTATTGATGAGGCTTTAGGTGTCGCACATGAAGTAATCAAACCTAGATACCATGTTGTAGAGGGTATTAAGAGTGGGATATACAGAGATGTTCCTTTAGATGGTGATTATGACACAATCAAGTTTGGTTTTGACCCTGACACTAAGATGGCAGATGAGTCAGACTCCGTTAAGATAACAGAATATTGGGGTTTAGTACCTAAGAGGTTCTTAAAACCTAAGATAGACAAAGATGATTTTGAATATACTAAAAAGGACGAGCTTGTTGAGGCTGTAGTTACCTTAGTTAATGATGAGTATATTCTAAGAGCAGAAGAAAATGCGTTTATGATGGTTGATAGACCATTCATATCGTATCAACATGATATTGTACCTAACAAATTCTGGGGTAGAGGGGTATGTGAGAAAGGATATAACCCTCAAAAAGCACTAGATACCGAAATGAGAGCAAGAATAGACTCTCTTGCTTTAACAACAACACCTATGATGGCAGCAGACGCAACACGACTGCCTCGTGGAGTCAAGTTTGAGGTTAGACCCGGTAAAACTATACTAACAAATGGAGACCCAAGGGCGGCATTAATGCCACTAGACATGGGAACCACAGACCCTTCTACTTTTAACCAGGTCGCCTCACTTCAAAATATGATTCAGATGGGTACAGGCTCGGCAGACATGGGAACTGCGGACAGAGCAACCTCTTCTGGTATGTCAATGATGCAATCTGCCTCTATTAAGAGACAAAAGCGTACATTGATGAATTTCCAAAACACATTCTTAATCCCAATGATTAATAAATCAATGTGGAGAAAGATACAGTTTGATGTAGAGAGGTATCCTGTTAATGATTACAAGTTCATACCTTATTCTACAATGGGAATTATGGCTAAAGAGTTAGAGATGACACAAATGGTACAGATGTTACAGTCCATACCTAAAGATTCTCCAGCGTTTAATGTTATTCTACTAGCATTATTCCAAAATTCTTCTATTCATAATAGAGACCAGATAGTTCAACAACTAATGGCGGGCAGTCAACCTAATCCTGAGATGCAACAAATGCAACAAATGGGTACACAGTTGCAGATACAACAGGCACAGGCTGATATTCAGAAAACATTAGCAGAAGCTGAAGAAGAAAAAGCTAAAGCTATTAAATGGCAAGCGGAAGCTGCGGAGAAACAACCGAATGAGATTGATATTCAAGAGAAAATACTTAAACTTCAAAAAGATGCGATTGGCCTTGAGAAAACTAAAGCTGACATTGCAAATAAAAATTCAGAGACTGCTAGAAATATTCCAGAAGTAGAACATTTGAAGTCTGAGACGATATTAAACCTAGCTAATGCTAGAAAAGCTGGCAGAGAAGTAGCTGTTGGAGGAATGTATCAGTAAACCTGATGAGCAGTTTTTAAAAGATAGACAAGAATTATTTAAGACAGAAGGTTGGTTAGACCTGATGGATGAATTAAAGAACATTGAAGGTAGTGTCAGAGATGTTGATACTATGAGCAGTGAAAAAGACCTTTGGCATGCCAAGGGCCAGTTACAGGTACTAGGATTTTTACTTAGCTTAGAATCTGCAACACAGATAGCAGTGGAACAATCGGAAACGACACCACTATAATAAAATAACTTCATAACCCCAAGGGGCGGAGACCAAAAAAATGAGTATAGTAGTAGATGTAGCACCGGAAGGTGATGTACCAATAACAGAAACACAGGAAGTAATACAAGAAACACCAGAGGTTCAGGAAGAGATACAAGCTGAACCAGAATATTCACCTCCTGAGAAGTATGCTGGGAAATCATTAGAAGATGTAATTGGAATGCACCAGAATGTCGAGCAAGAATACGGCAGACAGGCTAACGAAGTTGGAAGTCAACGAAAGTTAATAGAACAACTCTTAGCAGCCCAAGAACAAGCTAATCAACCAACTATGCCAGCAGAAGAGCCTGTTGATTTCGAGGATAACTTCTATGATGACCCCGCAAAAGCGGTAAATTCAGCCATAGAAAATCACCCCGACATCATACGAGCCAAGGAAGAACGATTTAAAAATGCTCAACAGGCAAATTTAAGTCAACTGGAGAACACACATCCTGATTTTATGCAAGTTGTGGGGGATACAGGCTTCCAAAAGTGGATAGGAAAGAGCAGTATTCGTACAGAGCTATTCCGCAAAGCTGATGCTGAATATGATTTTAATTCTGCAAATGAGTTAATTGGCACATGGAAACAAATATCCATGATAGACAAGACTAAAGAAGTAAAGAAAGCAGAAAAAGTCAAAAGACAGAAAGCAATGCGACAAACTAGTTCAGAAACTCGTTCCTCAGGTGATTCTGTTGGTGGTAAGAAAATGTATCGTAGGTCTGATTTAATCAACCTACAAGTGAGCGACCCCGGCAGATATGCTGACTTAGCTGATGAGATTCAGCTTGCATATATGGAAGGACGCGTTAGATAATAAAACTCAATAAGGAGAAATAAAGATGGCTTTAGGTACTAATCACAGTACTCTTACGACATCCGCTAATTTCATACCTGAACTATGGTCAGATGAAGTTATTGGAAGTTATAAGAAAAATTTAGTTGTTGCTAACCTTGTTACGAAGATGTCCCATAAGGGTAAGAAAGGTGATACCATTCACATTCCTACACCTTCTCGTGGTGCAGCTTCTGCAAAAGCAGCTTCAACTCAAGTAACATTAATCGCTGATACAGCTGGTGTTACAAACATATCAATCAACAAACACTACGAGTATTCAAAGCTCATAGAGGATATTGCCGAGGTTCAAGCATTGGCAAGTATGAGGAAATTTTATACTGATGATGCGGGCTACGCTTTAGCTACACAAGTAGACGATGATTTGTTTGCTTTAGCTGAAGGTCTACAAGGTGGTACAGTAGGTGGTTCAGGTGCAGCAGCGTGGGAGAAAGCAGTAATTGGTGGTGATGGTACTACACTATACACCGGTGGTTCTGCAAACGCTTCTGACATTACAGATGCTGGTATCCGTAAGATGATTCTTACACTAGATGACGCAGATGTTCCTATGGACTCTCGTGCTTTAGTAATACCTCCAGTAGCTGGAAGTGATATGTTAGCAATCAATCGTTATACAGAGCAGCAGTTTATAGGCTCAGGCGATGCTATAAAAACTGGTAAAATTGGTCAAATCTATGGTGTAGATGTATATATTACTTCTAACTGTCCTACTGTTGGAACAGATAGAGTTGGTATATTAATGCACAAAGATGCTATGGTATTTGCTGAACAGGTAGGCGTAAGAACGCAGACGCAATATAAGCAAGAATATCTTGGTGACTTGTTTACTGCGGATACTATTTATGGTACAGGCGAGCTTCGTAATGACGCTGGTGTAGCATTTGTAGTTCCAGCTAGCTAATAGTTAGTTAAGTGTAACCCCTTCTTACGAGGGGGTTATCATTAATTAACTAGGGAGAGTATATGCCTTTATGGGATTATAAATGTAAAGATTCCCACGTTACTAAAGAGATTCGTAAGTATAGTGACAGAGAAGAACCAACAGTCTGTAAGACCTGTGGAGAACCTTCTGAATTTGAACAAACTTTTGGTACAACTTTTATATATGGAAAGAACTATGATTCTTTTGCTTCGTTGAACCACAAATGGAAATTAAGAGAAAACAAAAGGTTAGGTAAAGGATGAACTGTGGAGAACAACATATGGACTTATTTGAAGATACTTCAAGTGGTCTAGAGTTAGACAGAATTAAAGATAAGATTCGTGCTATCTGGCAACAAATTGTACTTGCTCAATACTCAACTGAGTATAAAGACCAAAAGGATGATGATGAAGATTATGTATCTAAAGATGATTTCTTAGAACAAAATGCTTTATTCTTCCCCGGAGAAGATAGACCAGAGAATGAAATAGAAAGTCTAGTAGATATGCTAGAGAATATGTTTAATGATAAAGAAGAATTAGAGCCGATAAGTAAGGAAGGTAAAGCACCTTCTTACAAAGGTTCAGAACTAAAGTCCAATAATGAAAAAGGGGATGTTGAAGTTACTACTTATGAAGTAAATCATAAAGCAACTTCTACTCCTTCAGATTCAAAAAGTCCAGTTAAATCAACGACTTATGATAAACCTAGTGGTGGAAGTGTTTCTACTAGGAAAGATTCTGGAGTACAAAGAAGTTATGCCCCTATGCTTGAGAAGTTAGTAGAGCAGTTATTAGACTTAGATGAAAGAAGAGACGTAGGAAGAAGGAAACAACTGTTTAGATTATGAGAAGCGGACTGTATTGGAAGAAAGCTAAAGCTCTGGCAATGCTTGCTAATCGTAGGCAATGGCAGAGAGAATATTTACCTAGTGAAACTCCTTGGACAGAGATTGAAACTGGGGAGTCATACTTTATTGCTACAGAAACTTCAACAACGAACAACGAAACCATTATTATTGCGGAGGCTTAAATGGCAACAATTAAAATATCAGCTCTGACAGAAAAAAGTACCATGTCAGGGACTGAAGAAGTCCTAATAAATGATAGTGGTGCTTCTAAAAAGTTTTCAACACAAAGATTCTTAGATGTAAAAGATGATTGTAACACTTATGCCACTAATGCTAGTGCTAGTGCGGTAGCTGCTGCTGCTTCGGCTGCTAGTGCAGAGGCTGTGTTTGATTCTTTTGATGATAGATATTTAGGAGATAAGACAGCAGACCCTACTACCGATAATGATGGTAATGCTTTAGCAGAGGGAATGTTATATTTTAATACCACCTCTAATAATATGATGGTGTATGACGGAAGTGCGTGGATTACAACTTCTTCCGCTACTTTAGCCACATTAGATGTTTATAAGTTTACAGCTACTTCTAATCAAACAGTCTTTACTGGGAGTGATGACGCTAGTAACACACTAGCTATTAAACCAACAGCAGAGATAGTAGTGATGAATGGTGCAGTGCTTGAGCCTACTGCTGATTATTCGGTCACACAAACCACATTAACTCTTACTTCAGGGGCAGCAACTAACGATGAAGTTAATGTTTATGCTTTCGGTAATTTTGAATTAGCAGACCATTATAGTAAGGTAGCTAGTGATGCTAGATTCTTAGGATTAGCTGGTGGTACTATGACTGGAGCTATTACTACAAACTCGACCTTTGATGGTCGTGATGTAGCTACAGATGGTTCTAAACTAGATGGTATCGAGGCTTCAGCTGATGTAACTGATACGACAAATGTTACTGCTGCTGGTGCTTTAATGGATAGTGAAGTAACTAATCTTGCAGCTGTTAAGGCATTTGATACTACGGACTATGCTACTGCTGCTCAAGGAACGACTGCTGATGCTGCATTACCGAAAACTGGTGGTGCTTTAACTGGGGCAGTAACTACCACCTCTACATTTGATGGAGTTGATATTGCTACTAGAGATGCGGTATTAACTTCAACAACTACAACTGCTGGTGCTGCCTTACCTAAAGCTGGTGGCACTATGACAGGCACAACTGTCTTAAAAGGTATCACAGAAACACAATTAACTAAGTCAGGTTCATTCACTCCAGTATTTGCTGATGGTACTGTTTACTCTTGTACTGGCACTATGACAATTACTATGCCTACTGCCACAGCAGGTAAGAGTTTTACAATTATGCACGCAACTGCTACGAGTATTACATGGGCTGGGACAATTAAATGGAACAAAGGAGCAGCACCTACTGCCGATTCTGGTATTGATATTTATACTTTCATATCAGATGGAACTAATTGGTATGGCATGCAAGCTGGAACAGCGTTTGCTTAACGGATAAAGAGACTATATGTTTATTTCACAACGAGCTATGATGGCAGCAAGCAATAGTGAATCTTTTACAGTGGCTACTGGAGGAACTGTTACAACTTCAGGTGATTATAAGATTCATACATTTACAGGTTCAGGAACATTCTCTGTTACTACTGCTGGGGATGGTGCTATTGACTACTTAATAATCGCTGGAGGAGGTTCTGGCGGACACGATGCAGGAGGAGGAGGAGGCGCTGGAGGCTATCGGTCTAGCTGGAACTCTGAAACTTCAGGCGGTGGTGCAAGTTCTGAATCAGGAGTCATAACTGCTACTGGCTCATATAGTGTTGTTGTAGGTGGTGCTG